GATTCAATTGCAAATTTCCAAGATGGAAAAAGAACTAGATTCCCATTATTCTATAATGAGGAACTCTTAAGTTTTGAAAAACAGGAGGGAAGTAGGGTAAATCTTTCTAATGCATTATTAATAGTCATTAATGGAATTATTCAAGATCCTGGAGTAGCATACTTATTTGAAGGTGGAACATCATTTAGTTTTACTGATCCTCCTCAAATTGAAGATAGAGTTGATATTTTCTTCTATAGAGGTACTAGAAACGATGATGATCAATTAGTTACAAGTATAAATCAAACGATTAAACGAGGTGATAGTGTAAGAGTTTATAAAAATAATGCAATTGATGGAACTATAACTCAAAATAGCAGAACTGTGTTTGATTTAGCATTCTCTGATAAATTTGAAACAAATCTGTATAGCGGAGTTGGAATAGATCAAAACAATTTCAAACCAATGTCTTGGACAAAACAAAAAGTTGACACCGTTATTAACGGCGAAATTGTTCAAAAAGATAGAGATTCTATTGAAGCACTAGTTTTTCCAACAGCAAAGATTATTAATACTATTGAAACTACTGATAGTGAAATATTTGTCGAAGATGCTGATTTATTTGATTACAATTCGGAAACAGAATTGTCTGGTTTAATTGTGTCTGGTTCTTTAGATCCAATATCGGCTGCCGCAACAGCAGTGGTTTCTACTGCTGGAACAATTTCATCATATATTGTCTCTGGCGGTAGTGGGTATACTGCAGTGCCTACAGTCTCTGTTCTTGCTCCTCCAGAAATTGGAGTAGGAGTAGGAACCACTGCTACTGCAACTGCCACCATATCCAATGGGGCCGTAACTGCAATTACGGTCAACAACCCAGGATTGGGATATACAATTGCTCCAAATGTAATTATTTCTCTCCCCAATCCCATCGTCGAAACAGTAACTAGTATTGATGTGATTCAAGGATTCTCTGGAATTGTCACTGGAATTAGCACCGTCAATGCTCAAGGAATTGGAACTTTAGCAATTCAATTTAATTTACATAGATTTGATGCAACAAATTACACTGATTTAAATATTGGATATCCAATTTATGTTTTTGACACTCAAGTTGGAAATGGTGTAACCTCAGTTGCAAATAATGATTTATCCATAGTTGGTGTGGGCACAACATTTGTTGATAATATATACTTTATTCAGGAACTTTCTTCTGTTGGTGCTGCGGGTTCAATTGTTTGTTACGTGGATTCTGGAACATCAATAGTTGGTGTTGCAACTACATCAAACTCTAATAATCCTGTGGGTAAATTCTCTTGGGGTAGACTTGCGGGAATTTCTAGAGCAACTTCTCCAGTTTCTATAGCAGTTACTGGAAATGTGGTTGATGTCGGACTGACAACCTTCCCAACTATTCAAAGAAGAGGTGTTGGTCTGAGAGATAGTGGTGCTCTTCCTAAAAGGTTATAATAAAATCTTCCAACCCTTATAAATATCTAAAAAACTATTAATATGGCTGCGGTAGTAACAGATCAATTTAGAATATCCAATGCAAATAATTTTGTAGACTCGGTGTCCAATACGAGTAACTCTTATTATGTTTTTCTGGGATTACCAAATCCTTCCAATCCAGTTTCTGGTTTTGGTAGAACTACTTCGGACAACGAATGGAGCACTAATACTCCAGTTCCCATAGATAATTTACAATTTAACTCCCATTTTAGGGATACTGCTCTATTTGGAAAAAAAGTAACAACTTCCAATGTTAGAAGATTAATAAGAAAAGTTTCTTGGTCTAGTAATACACGTTATGATATGTATAGGCATGACTATAGTATCATAAATCCTGCTCCAAACTCAAATTTAAGTAGATTATATGATTCAAATTATTATGTAATAAATAGCGATTTTAGAGTTTATATTTGTATTGATAATGGTTCATCAGGAACAAATTTAACTGGAAATGTATCTAAGGATGAACCAACTTTTACAGACCTAGAACCAACGGCAGCTGGAACTAGTGGAGATGGATATGTTTGGAAATATCTATTTTCAGTTGCTCCGAGTGACATTATAAAATTTGATTCAACTGAATATGTTGTTGTTCCAAATGATTGGGCGACTTCAACTGATAGTCAAATTTTAAGTGTTAGAGAAGCTGGAGATTCTGATATAAATTTAAATCAAATTAAAAAAGTATATATTGATAATGGCGGATCTAATTATAGTTCGGGGGTAGTAAATATTAATGGGGATGGAACTGGTGCTAAAGTATCAATTGAAGTGGATTCTGCGGGAACAATAACTTCTGCTGTTATGACTGCTGGTGGAAGTGGATACACTTATGGCATTGTTGATCTTGGTTCACTTCAACCATCAGGAACTTTGTCAGACCCAGCAAAATTAATTCCCATTATTCCACCATCTAAAGGTCATGGGTATGACATTTATACTGAATTAGGAACTGATAAGGTATTGGTTTATGCTAGATTTGATGATTCCACAAGAGATTTTCCAGTTGATACGAGATTTACTCAAGTAGGCATTATAAAAAATCCACAACAATTTTCGTCCACGTCAATTTATACTGCCAGTGATTATTCATCTTTATTCTCATTGAAACTCAATTCAGTCACCTCCACTCCGGTTGTTGGTGCTGCAATTTCACAATCAGTTTCTGGAGGTGCTGCCAAGGGATATGTTGCATCATATGATTCCGAAACTAGAGTTTTAAAATATTTTCAAGATAGATCTTTATATTTTGGAAATACTAAAGATGAAACTGACAGCAGTGATGTTAGTTCCTCAAGTAAGTTGCTTTCTTTTGAATCATCATCAGCAAATATTTCTCCATTTACTGGATCTATTGACACAGGATTCTCTGGAATTAAAACCACAGTAAATACCAAAGAAATTGATTTGGGAGTAACTTTTACAGATGGACTTGCAAATCCAGAGATAAATAAAAAGACAGGGGAAATTATTTACATTGATAATAGACCTCTCATACAGAGAGACTCTCGCCAAAAAGAAGACGTTAAAATCATTCTGGAATTCTAAAGAAAATGTCACAAAAAACAAATTTAAATATTAATCCATATTATGATGATTATAATTCTGAAAAGAATTTTTATAAAGTTTTATTTAAACCAGGATTTCCAGTTCAAGCGAGAGAACTGACAACGTTACAGTCCCTCTTACAAGGGCAGGTAGAGTCTTTTGGTAGTCACATTTTTAAGGAAGGATCCGTAGTAGTTCCTGGAAATATTTCTTATGATAGTCAATTCTACTCTGTAAAATTAAACGCAACCAATTCAGGAATAGATGTTGCATTATATATTGAGAACTTCGTAAATAAAAAAATAGTAGGATCTGCATCAGGAACTACCGCTAAAATTCAACGTGTTGAATTTGCTGACGACAATAATTTTGAATTTTTAACTATCTACGTCAAATATCTAGATTCTGATAATGATTTTGAATTTACACCATTTGAAGATGGAGAATCTTTATCTTGTGTAGACAACGTAACCTATGGTAATACTACGATTCCTGCAGGTACAGAATTTGCATCTTTGATTGCGTCTGATGCAACTGCTATTGGTTCTGCAGCTTCTATTGGGAAGGGAATTTATTTTATTAGAGGTTATTTTGTTAATGTTTCAAAACAAACTATACTTTTAGATAATTATACTAATACTCCATCATATAGAGTTGGTTTAAAAATTGATGAGTTAATTGTTGGGTCCAAAGACGATGAGTCTTTATTTGACAATGCAAAGGGATTTACAAATTTTGCTGCACCTGGTGCTGATAGATTTAAAATAAATTTAACTCTTACTAAAAAATTAATATCTGATACTAATGATACCGACTTTGTTGAACTTTTAAGACTGAAAAATGGTAAAATTCAAAAAATTACCACAAAAACGCAATATAATCAAATTCGCGATTATATGGCAGAAAGAACGTATGATGAGTCTGGTGATTATGCTGTAGAACCATTTGATCCATCAGTTCATAACTCATTAAATAATAGACTGGGCAATAATGGTCTTTTCTTCTCTAATGAATTAACAGAGGAAAGAAATGTGCCATCTGAAGATTTGATGTGCTTTAAAATATCACCCGGAAAAGCGTATGT